GTACCGCTTGCTGTCCAAATGTGGTCGTTCATTCTCTGTTCTCCATCCAAATTAACAAAATAATCCCCAGAACACCTGCCCATACTATCATGCCTGTGACTGCCATTAAACTTAAAAAGACTGTCATTTTTTCCCTTTCTTAGCTTTTTTCTCTTGCTCAATATATTGGCGCAAAATGCTTAAAATGCCAGTTTCTACCAATATTCCAAGGCCTTCAGCGTCAAAATGCACTAAAGCGTCTGCGCTGCCATCTTCATGTTCTTTAATTATTTGTAGCTGAATCTGCATACATTTCCTCATAAGTTAGCCAAGGTTTACTTTGTAATTCATATCCAAAAGCATAAATGTAAGGGTTAAACTTTTGAATTTCTTTGCGTTTTTCTTTAATACTTAGGTGTTTAATGTCAAACATAATAGTGTTGTCATTTTTAAACATCTCAGTATTTTTAGACATCAAGTTGATTACTCTGTTCAACATCTTGGCCTTTCCTACGCCTTTTGCGTACATTACGAAGATAAGTTTGCATTGACTCTTCATTATTGGGGTCAAATACCATTTGAAACATTTTTTTAGTAGGCTCGTCTTGCTGGGCGCAAACCCATCTTTCCTCATTGATATACCAAAGAAATCGCCTACAAGCCAATTCTTCAGTAGCACAACGCTGTTTATATTCACAGTATTTACATGGATATGGCTCATTTTCTAGCCGTTTGTATATGTCATTTCTCATGCTTGAGCGTAAATACTTTCTTCAAATGTAGGCCATAAATCAAGCTCATGCGCCATTTCTGTGATGTCATTGTCGCCAATGTAAGCGTAAGTTATTTCATTGTTATAACCACGCAATTCAACTGTAGTATTGCCAAAAACTACTGAATTTATGTAATGTCCGTCTTTCATAATTTCCCCTTTAAAACTATAATTTATTCTTGTTTTTTGCGGTTTTATATAGGGACAAACCCTAATGTAGTAAATAAACAACAGGGCTGTATTTGGCAGTTACTAGCTGTTAGGTGGAAAGCCGCAAAAACCCTAACTTACTGCATCCTACATTGGCGGCTTAACGCCCTAAATAGGGTGAGGTGGCAGGACTCCGTGAATGTATGGTTGTGCAAAGGGGAAAGCACACCTACCACCTCATTGATTAGTTTAACCCAGTTTTAAGTTTGTATATTTTCAGTAAAGCCAAGAACATTTCATACCCATCACGAATGTCTTGCTCGCTATGTTCGTATATAGCTACCTCGTTAGTTTCGCCATTAATATACACATTGGCGCATCGTGCAGTAGGGGCTAAAACCTCTCTGTAGGCCGCTAACTGTAGTGTATGCTCTAGATAGGGTGTTAAATCACCAGGGGATTTTTCCGTAGTTTTGAAGTCAATAACGACCCCACTAAAGTCATGTTTTGCTTTGCAATATAAATCGCACTTACCGCCATAGCCTTCTTGAGCATTTACTAAAGACTGTTCAGGAATCCATAACTGCGCCCCAAAATGAGCTGTTATGGCCTCATCTACCTTGCGGACATACGCTGGCATATCTGGCAGATATTCTTGGGCATAGAAGCTCTCTATGAAGTCATGTATAAGAGTGCCTCGGTCTGCCGCATCCCTAGACTTGGCTTTAGAAAGATACAAAATTCTTTCTACATACTCTTTTTCGGTTTCTTCTAATCCCCTAGGATTCTCTGCTGCTGCCAGTAGTGCTTGAGTCTGTTTCCATGTGTCCAGCCCTGCTTTTGATAGCTGTCCATTGATTGTAGATACGCTAGGGACAAGCGTTCCTGGCGCAGCTTTGGCATCTCTAAGTGTAGTGTTGCGCTCTTTTCCATTTTTACCAATGGAGGTATAGCGTGGTGCGCCTGTTTTGGCGCAATACCAATGTTCTGACATAAATTCCCCTTTATTTGCATCTTAATTAAGTAACTCTAGTATAGCTTCTCTGTCTGTTGCGGAAATACAACAGTCCGCACAAGTTTGTATTACATCACGAAGAACGGCAGCTAAGTCATTGACCTCAAATGCTATTAACTGTCTTTCTTCATCCACGCCAAATGGTTCAGTAGAAACAATGGCTTTATCGCCAATAACATCCTTGATATGACTTAGCATATTCATCTCCTTAAAACGGCAAATCGCTATCTTCTAGCGTGTTTTTAGGCATTTCATCTTGGCCTCTAGGCGTAAAGCCTTTCGGTTGCTTTTCTTTGCCAATAGATACGCTAAAGAATTTACCTTTAGTGCCTTCCTTAACCCACGCAGATAAATAATGTTCACGGTTATTGACCATAATGCTGCCTGTATAGTCTGGGTGAGTTTCAGTCGTTTTGCGGTCATTTTTAAATAAACTTCCAGAGCCTTCTTTTGGTACATAAGCCATGATTAAATTTCCTTTGGTTTTACTACTGGTTTAGGTGACGAAGCGGCATTACCATCATCGTCTGCTTGCACTACTCCTACTACTGCGGCAAGGCTATAGCGCCTCATGTACGAAAGTGCACTTCCGCAGCCCTGTGGGTCTGTCTTTTGAACAGGCACAGACATTAAATAACTCATATATTCGCCAGACGCATGAGTGAGTATGGTATTGAGTGACATTGTTCCATCCACAAACTCGCCAGGGAATTGCATAACAGCGAGGCCGTTTTCAGCCAATAAACTGCGACAAGCATCCCACACAGACTCAAGGTCAGCATACTTACTTTTGAAAAAAGGATTAGCAGAGTCTTTCTTAGCATGAGTCAGTTTCCCTTGTACGATTGATAGCGCTTTGGCTAAGTTAGCAATAGATTCACTTTGTTGCATTTTGACCTCCGAAAACATTACCAAAGTCGTCAAATACTGATTGAAGTAGGACATTGCGTTTTGGCTTTCCACAAGCTGCACGAATAACATCTATATCATCTGCTGATAAGTCTGTGCCGTATTCCATGTTGTCTAGCGCTATCTCTAAGCGCTCTTCCATTTCTAGCATTAGTTGGTTTAATTCACCCATTTAAATCCCCTTTAATGGCATAGCAAAATTGCTATATAAGAACTTTAACACAAGTAAATAAAAAAAGTAAAGTGTATGCAAATAAACAACATATAGGTTAAACTTCGTGAATGGATAGACAACTTAAACTAACCGACACCGCCATTATTGACCTGCTAGGCGGTACTGCAAAAGTAGCAAGAATGTGCAAAGTAGACCCAGCAGCCGTATCTAACTGGCGTGTGCGTGGCATTCCAGCCGACAAATATATGCTTTTGGGCGCAAGAATAGAAGAAGTCAGTCATGGGCTTGTAACCAGACAAGACTTGTTTCCTACTAACTTTTGGCTAATTTGGCCTGAGTTGTTAAAAAACAACGCTTTTGGAAAACAAGATGAATAGAGTTGTTTGTTGGTTTAGTTGTGGTGCTGCTAGTGCGGTAGCTACAAAATTAGCTATAAGTCAATTTGGGGGGGGGAATCACGAAATTGTGATTGCTTATACAGAGGTAATTGAAGAACACCCAGATAACAAACGATTTCTTGCTGATTGCGAAAAATGGTTTGGTCAAAAAATACTTATTTTGGGTAATGACCGCTATGAAAGGTCTATTTACAAGACTTTTGAAACTTCAGCTATGAACATTAAAGGTGCAAGCCCATGCACTCGCAAACTAAAAAAGGATGTTAGGCTTAAATTTGAAAAGCCTACAGACATTCAAGTATTTGGCTACACAATGGAAGAGCAAGACCGCTATGACCGCTTTCTTGACGCTAACAATATTGACGCTATAGCGCCTTTAATTGACAAAGGCCTTGGTAAAGTAGATTGTTTGGCAATGCTACAAAACGCTGGTATAGAACTTCCTGCAATGTATAAGTTGGGCTATCACAACAATAATTGTATTGGCTGCGTAAAAGGTGGCAAAGGTTATTGGAATAAAATTAAAGTAGATTTTCCTGTGCAATTTGACCGCATGGCAAAGCTAGAGCGCAAAAAGAAACAAACAGTTTTAAAAGATGTATATTTAGACGAATTGCCTGTTGATGCTGGCAATTATCCGCAAGAACAAGACATTCAATGCGGTATTTTTTGCCACATGGCAGAAGAAGATTTAAAGGTGTAGAATTACCTTCCTATTTCGAGGCTCTAACGACATACCAGGGAATAGGATTTAAAGCGCTACTGGGGGTAATGGATGAAACAGCGCAATATAGGTGGCGAAGTTAGTGCCTATTCCATGAACGACTGACGGGTGAGCGATTCCTCAATGGAAGAACTTTGAAGGCAACCTAGGTAGGCTAGGTTCGCTCAAGCCTCTTGGAAGTGGTTTTTTAACAACTAAGTATAAATACTAATAGACTTTAAAACCTAATCTTAATATCCTATGGTTTTTAACTAAGGGGGATTTATGAAAGATTTTATAGGTGCTTGTTTATTAGGCGGATTACTTGGCGCAATGCTAGGTTTTGGAATAGCAGAAGCTCAAACAATTCAGCTAAACGATAGTCGTGGTTATAGCATGGGGACTGTGCAAATAAACGGCAACACCGCACAGTTTGTAAACCCAATGGGCATCACAACTCAGACTGCTACAATGTATCCTAACCAAGTCGTAATCACGACACCAAATGGTTATACACAAAGCGTTGTTGGTAATCCAGGCTACACAGTACCGCCTAACCCACCAACACCTAGCAGTCCTCGTGTTTTACAATGAGTTTTACAATTTATACGCATGATGGCATGAAAGAAATTCAATGGTTCTCTACTGTTGATGAACTTTTAAAATCAATGTTGGCTAACCCTTTAAATAGGTATCATAGGAATGTTTGATGAATTCTGGTCTTTATATCCACGAAAAATTGCTAAAGCAACTGCAAGAAAAGCATGGGCAAAATTGTCCGCAGAGCAACAACTTATGGCTGCAAAAGCTATTGACACACATTGCCAATACTGGGCAGCAAAAGAAACCGAGTTAGAATTTATACCTCATGCCGCCACTTGGTTAAATGGTGAACGCTATGAAGATGAATTAGTAATTGAACCTAAGAAAGAAAAGATTGACAAAAAGTGGATGTTCAGTAATGAAGGTATTGAGGCCAAAGCAAGAGAGCTTGGAGTCTTGGGTACTGGATACGACTCTTACGACAGTCTTAAAAGAAAATGTATGAACAAGCTAGGCATGAGTGTGGTGTAAGGTATTTGTGTTATTTACGACACAAAAAAGGTTTGAAGTGGTTTAGGGAATACATCATTGGTAAAGAAGTTTTACATCAATATTTTGCGGATTATCAAGAACAATACGCATTAGGAAACAGGGGAGAATGGGGAAAATGGATATTGAAAAATACATTGTCGCAGCAACAGGGCTTGGGTATTTAGTCGTAGGTCTAGCGCAATACTTTAAAGGCTCAACATCTAACGCTTTTATATGGTTAGGTTATGCTGCCGCACAAGTCGGCTTATGGATGAACTTAAAATGAAAGACCCTAATGATGCGATTGACTTCATTTTCAAGAAAGCGCCAGATTATGCTGCTGCAAAAGGCAGACTCGCAGAGCTGGAAAATTTTAGACATTCTCTTAAAGCAATTAAGGCTTCCAAAGCAGAAGGTAACAGCATTGCCGCAAAAGAAATGGAAGCCTATGCAAGCCAAGAATACCAAGACCTATGCAAAGCCATTGGAGTAGCCACAGAAGAAGCAGAGGCTCTACGCTGGCAATTAGAAGCAGCTAAGATGAGATTTGAGGCATGGCGCACAACAGAAGCAAGTAACAGAAACATTGAACGGATGACCAAATGACCAATAAATTAGTAGAAGAAGCCCCATATCACCCAGGTTATGAAGATGTTGGTTTCAAACCTATGACCGATTACTCTGAAAACTATTTGCGTATACAAAAGTTATTAAAGTGCTACCACACAGCTACACTTAAAAACCAATATGAAAAAGCTACCAAAATAGCCCATGATTTAGCAGAAGAAACCATTAAGCTAGAGTTTGCTACTTATGACCAAGTTA